AGTGCTTGCACGAGGAGATTGATGAGTTCAAAGAAGCCGCCGAAAAGTGTGACTTCATTGGTCAAGTGGATGCGATGATCGATTTGCAGTACTTCGCCATGGGAGTGCTGTATAAACTAGGCTTGACACCTGACCAAATAGTGGCTTGTAGCACCGCTGTACATGATGCCAACATGGAAAAGAAACTAGGTGTCAATGCAAAGCGCGGTGACGGTTCAGCAGCTGATGCGGTCAAACCTGAAGGCTGGGAATCGCCTGAACATCGCATTGGTGCGATTCTGGAGAGCTAATAAATGATCATCCTCGAAGGCATGGACAATAGTGGTAAATCAACACTAGCCACTAAATTCGGTCTTGAGGTTGTACACCCTGGCCCTGCACCTAAGTCTTATGGCGAGGAGCAGGGTTTTTTGGATCTACAACTCCGAGATGCTCGTCTTCCTATAGTAATGGACAGAGTCACCTGCATATCTTCTCAGGTATACAAGGGACAGCTGTTCGATACTAGATACATGGATTATCTTCGCCGGATGGTGGAAACCCCGCATTGCATAATAGTGTATTGCCGACCACCTGATCGCGTGGTTTTGAATATGGACTTGCACGAGGTTAAGCCATATGACACAGCTGAACACTTGGCCAAGATAAAAGTCAATGCTAGTTCTTTTTTACGAGCCTATGATAAAATTATGCAACTTGTACCTCACATGCTGTATGATTATACTTGTCCGGATGATAATATCATTCAACAAGCGGTAGATGCTCAATTCATAATTGGAGAATGGAAAAAATGCAAGAAGTTTATGACAATGCCAAAACATGGCTAGAAATGTTCCATCGTACCATGAATACAGGTACGGTAGTTAAGCCTCGTGGCTATGATATTGTGGAGATTGAGGACTTGCAGATTACCGTAAGTCCGTTGTTTCCATTCATGTCATTTGCGGCCCGTAACTACAACGTGGACTATTTCAAGAAAGAGATGTTGTGGAAACTAACAGCTAACAAGTTCGATGAGTCTATCAAGGATCACGCCAAGATGTGGGAGACTGTTCAGAATCCTGACGGAACCTTCAATAGCAACTACGGCCAATATTGGTTCGGTGAACAACAAGGATTCTTCTCAGTTGTCTCTGAACTAATGCGAGATGTGGATAGTCGTCGAGCAGTTATACCAATGTTGTCCAAGGAGCACATGACTCCTGAGACCATCGATACAGTGTGCACTGAATCTGTTGGCTTCCGCATCCGTAATGGTCGACTCAATATGTCGGTGCACATGCGGTCTAGTGACCAAGTGTTCGGCCTTGGAACTGACATACCTACTTTCAGCTTCCTGTATCGACTGGTGTACGCGGCTCTAAAAGGAACGTATCCATATCTGGAAATTGGAGATATGAAAATCACCGCTATGTCAAGTCACATTTACTCTCGCCACTTTGAGATGGTTTCAAAAATCATCAGAGATGGTTATGAGGAATTTAAGATAATTGATATGCCTTGGCCAGATACAGTGTCCGAAGCCTTGTTCATCGCAGCATCTCGTGGTAAAAACCTAGAGCGTGCTGGAAAACTAGGCAACTGGTTGATTGGGGAATAACATGCGTCCAGACCTTGATACATACTTCATGTCGATGGCTATTCTTGTCGCCAGTCGTGCAACGTGCCCTCGCCGCAAGGTTGGTTCTGTTCTCATAAACACCCGCGGACATGTCCTGGCAACAGGATACAACGGTGTTGCAGCAGGACAAACACACTGTATCGATTCACCTTGCCCTGGTGCAGGTTATCCGTCTGGACAAGGTCTGGACAAATGTCAAGCTCTTCATGGCGAACAGAACGCACTTTTACAGTGCCGTGACGTTTACCAGATTGATACAGCTTATGTCACCGCTTCTCCGTGCATAACGTGTACGAAACTCTTTTTGAATACATCGTGCAGACGTATAGTATTCCTAGATGAGTATCCACACTCTGATGCAAAAGACTTGTGGATTGCATCCGGTCGGGATTGGGTGCAATTTACTAGAAATGAGCTTTTACTTGTTCAACCGACATAAGTAGAACGCTCTTACGACGCTCTGATGCGCTCATACGCTAGTAGTTAATATGCAGATATAAGATACTAAAATGAGAACGATTCAGAGCGATAAATTTAATTGAAAGGCAGTCATGGATACGAAAAAACCCCACCTTACTCAGAATCTGTTGCAAGAAGCTGAACAAATCATATACGGTGATCGTGAAAAAACCTACGGTACACCAGGTAAGAATCTGCAAGCCATTGCAGATTTCTGGAATGTTCATCTCCGTCACAAGTACAACTTCAACGGCGAGGTGACGATGGACGATGTGTGTCAAATGATGATTATGGTGAAACAAGCTCGTCTCATCAACGACCCTACGCACCATGATTCGCAAGTGGATATTGCAGGCTACATCGCTCTCCAAGAGCGCGTGCAAACATCTTAACCAAAGGGCTTCGGCCCTTTTCTTACGAGGTATAAACATGAAATACTTAATAGCCGCGCTGCTTATAGCCATCAGCGCCCAAGCGGCAGATTGTATGACATATGTCGGTGAAGGCCGATATGTGTGCAATGACTGCAGCGACCGCCTGAAATACGAAGTCCAACGCGACAACGCCCGTCGCATGGATGAAGACCGTCGTGAGTTTGACGCGCGCCGTGAGCGTGAACAAGAACGTGGTTATAATGAGCTGCGCGAGAAAGTGAGAAGCGACCGATGATTACTCTGTATCGCAAAAACGCTGGTGGAATTGGTACGTGGCGAATCTGGAATATAGACCAAACAATTCACATAGCCCACGCCACTGTAATGGGTGGAGGTGAGGTTACTCACACCGAACTTGTACCTCAAGGCTTAGGTGGAAGAAGCATCTATGAGCAGATTAAACTTCGCATCAACTCACGTGTATCACGTATGCGTGACAAGGGTTACAAGGATACAGTTGAGCAGGCTCTGGCTAGTAGCACAAATCAACTTGGCCTTCTTCGCCCAATGTTGGCCCAGTCACTTGACAAGGTTTCATCCATCAATTACGAGGGCTCGGTCCTACAGAAAAAGCTTGACGGCCATCGCTGCCTTATTACGAAGCAAGATGGTGAGCTAATAGCCTACTCTCGCCAGGGAAAGGAAATTCTGTCTATTCAGCACATTATCAAGGCCTTGACGGACAGAGTTTCTGAAGGTGTAACTCTAGATGGTGAACTCTATGTGCACGGTCAGCCACTGCAGACCTTGGCCTCATGGATTAAACGTGAGCAGCCTCGTACAGCGGAACTCAATTTTGTCTGTTACGACATCGTATCAAACGACAACTACAAGGACCGACATGAAGAGATACAAGACATTCTTGAAGGTGTAGACACCAAGGCTAATGGCAAAGTTCTAGTATTGCCTTACTCTCCATATACAGGTGAGGAAGGCATGTTCGATGAGTTGATCAGAGTGCGAGGGGCGGGGTTCGAGGGACTAATGCTTCGTCTGGACGGACGGAAGTATGAGGACGGAAAACGAAGCTCATCACTGATCAAAGTCAAGAAATTCCATGATGATGAGTTTGAATGCATAGACATTGAACCGAGTCGTGATGGTTGGGGTATCTGCGTTCTCAAAGCTAAAAATGGCATCGTATTTCGCACCAGCGCCCCCGGCACATTGCAAGAGAAAGAGCGTCAACTCAATACCAAAGAGCAGTACATTGGGAGATATCTTACTGTGGAATATAGTCAGTTAACCAATGATGGGGTACCATTCCACCCGTCTGCAATTCGCTGGCGGGAGGACATATAATGCGTGCAGATGTACTCGATTACGCCTCTGAACTCGAAGAGCAAGAACGATTAGGAGCGATGGCGAAACTAGTTGCTAGCCGTGAACCTAGTCCACCTGATTTTGATGGAATTCATTGCCAAGACTGCGGTGAAGAAGTCGAAGTAGTGAGACGCGAAGCTGGAAGGTTTCGTTGTTTCGAATGTCAAACCGCACATGAAAAACGTGCAAAACTTTTTAGGAAATAATATGAAACACATTATGGTCGATTTGGAGACTCTCGATAACACTAGCACCTCCTGTATCGTATCTATCGGTGCGGTACTGTTTGACTTCGAGAAAGAGGAAGTCTATGAAACTTGGTATCTCACTGTCGATGCTAACAGCAGCGTTAAGGCTGGACTGACAATGTCCCCTGATACAGTGTTGTGGTGGCTCAAGCAATCGGACGAAGCTCGTGCCATGTTCAAAGAGCAAGGTTCGAGTCTTGAAAGTGCACTGAAGCTGTTCGGCGCTTGGGTGCAAGAGCATAACCCTGAAGGAGTGTGGGGTAATGGCGCAGACTTTGACAACGTGATTCTGGCTAATGCCTATAAAGCAGTCGGTCAGGTCATGCCGTGGAAGTATTACAAGAATCGATGCTTCCGTACCATGAAGAATTGTTTCCCAGTGGAACTCAAACGTGAAGGTACCCATCATAATGCAGTCGATGATGCGGTGCACCAAATGAAGCATCTGAAGTTGATTAACACTACCTACAACCTGAACTTGAAATAAGTTTATTCAGAGCGTTAAAATGGACCTTCGGGTCCATTCTTATTTAGAGCGTCCAGAGCGTAAAATAGCGCTCTGGACGACCGCTCTGGTTCAGTTTCAAAATAGCAAGCTCATAGTTATATATTAACTACTTATTTTAACTACCTCCAGAGCGCAACCGGAGCGCTACTTTTAGCGCAGAAGTGCGCACTTAGTACTGTAAATAAAAAGACGGCTACAGATTACTCCGTAGCCGTTAAGTGGCAACCAAGCCACAGTGGGAAGCAACTACCAAGGAAACTGATTCTTATTTAACCTTTTCGGTCATATTAACAAATGCGTCGCTGATAGCATCTGTCTTCTTGGAACTTCCAGCCGACGAACCGAAGAAGAACCCAACGACTTGCTGAGCATTAGCGGCCGCATAGCCGATAATCGTACCAACGAAGCCTGACACCATACCGACAACCGATGGTTCTTTGATAGGCATGCTACCACTCAGCAATGCATACGAGCCAAACAGTGCGACGTACATGATTATGGCGAAAGTGCTCAGTATGACGACGCCAAGCCAAAAGACTTTATCATCCTTGTATTTGCGAGCATCCTGAGTGTCCGACACATACATGTTCTTCTCACTCAGTTGGAGCTTAGCCACATCAATGTCCAGCTCCTTCATCTTGGTAGCGAATGATTGATCGGCTTCTTTTAGCTTGACGAGTGCATCAGGATTTAGACCCTTCAATAGCGCCTCTTGAACCTGCGTTTCAGTAGCTTCGCCGTCACCAAGAATGGTTTCACCGAGTACCTTAATTGCCGTACCAGCTAGAGGACCACCAAGAGCAGTACCTAGAATTGGTGCGACGGATTTGACAATACTTTTCCAGTCCATGTCATGCTCCTAATGTTTTACCAGATTGAAGATCCGCTAGCGTCAAACCACCTGTATATTGGCAGTGAGCTAACTCCTTAAATGTACTCCAGCGACCAGCCCATTCTAATCCTATCGATTCTGCAATGACCCCGCAGCGATTGAATATGGATGAGTCATTCCAGCAAGCCTTGCCGTATATGATAGGTACGAAATCGAAAGCCACTCGCCAGTTGTGAAAAGATTGTCCAGCTTTTGCGTTGGTTACAATCTTTTCACCTCGTGCTTTGGATGCCATAGACCGACCCTGATCATACAAGGCTTGTTGGGACTCAAAATCGCGGTACGTTGAGGTGATGAGCACATCGATGCCATTGGCTTTGCATTTGGCTACAAACGCATTCGCCAATATTTGCACCTTGGGGTGCAAGTCCTTAATGTCACGGCTGTTTAACACTGTATGCCTCCAATCGTTTTTCAAGTTGATCAATGCGTTGCTGCTGAAGCTTGTTGACAATGTCGCCATCTGTGACATGGGAGAATACCCACATCGTGACGCCAAATACAGCAGCTTGGACAGCTCCGCCGGTAAGGGCTAAGACCCATGCGCCACCACGGAATCGGTTCACGAAAGACTTTACTTCGTGATCCATAGTAGTGGTTTTCGTTTTTAGCTCATCATATTTAACCCATAAGGCGTCCATATTTTTCTGCGTTGTTTGGTTATGGATAGTCAGCTCCGCCAACGTCTTATCCAATGTTACGATTTGTGAAATAGCGGTTTTGATATCACAGATATCAGAAGCCACGAATTTAATTTGCTCACGGAGCTGAGAGAGCTCAATCGCAAATTCCTGTTGTTCAGCACTCATAGTCATATATTTACATAGGTTTCAAAAGTGGAGATAATAGCAAGTCCCGAGGAGTTATTCGGAAAGCATCGTCTGCGTTGAGTAAAGGTGTACCAGCTTGTTTGAAAGCCCAAGCTACCAATTCACTGCAGAACCACTTGTCGTCATCCTCCCAATTACGGTGGAGTCCAAAACCAATGATACCAGCCCAATCATATGGCTTGCCCTCTTGGGTTTTCAGAATTTCAAACAGTTTGGCCTCGTCGGCAACTTCGACCTGAAAACGTCTAACAGCAGAGTAGCGATAAGGCTCATGTTCACATACCCCAGATTTAGTGAGCGCTCCGAACAGTTTGCCATTAGGCAGTACTACATCGATATGGCTGAAGTCACTCCACGTGAATGCACGGATAATGTACGAACCATAATCAGGTGACGCGGAAAACTGAATAGTTACCATGATTAAATCGCTTTCAACTGGTCTACTGTTTGAAGGCGAATATCTTCCACCTCTTGAGGAGACGTAGCTTTCTTCACATTCTCCTTGCCAAGGCGACGAACAGTCTCTACCATCGTAGCCAAAGCTATCCACTGATTTTGCTCAGTGATAATTACGTCTGCAGCTAGCTGCGCAGAAATTCCACGAGCTGTTGCTTCAGATTGTACCAATCCAGGAACATCACCTTGATAGTTGGCATCTTTGTACTTTGTAGCCTGATCGGCCTTAAGCAAGTACGTCGCGGCTTGTCCAGGAACATCCGTTATATACTTAGATCGAGTCAAACCTGATTGATTGTCTATATCGATCGCAGCTTGCTCCTTTATAGCATCAAGTGAAACTTTGCGAATCCAAGTATTACCACTGAAATCCCACATCCATTCACTTGATGGAGGAGGTCCAAGAACCTCCTTGAATGGGGTACCTACAGCGACCAGA